TTTATTATTGGTCGTCAACAAGAAAAAGACGGTACAGAAGTTACCGGTTACAATTTTATTATCAATGTAGAAAAGTCTCGTTATGTTAAAGAAAAATCTAAAATACCAGTTAGTGTATCTTTTGATGGTGGCATCAGCACTTGGTCTGGCTTACTTGACCTTGCTATTGAATCTAAACACGTAATCAAACCAAAGAATGGTTGGTATCAACGTGTTGATTCTGATGGTGTTGTCGAAGAAAAGAATTACCGTGAGAAAGACACCGATACCAAAGACTTCTGGATGCCTATTCTGAAACAAAAAACCTTCCGTGATTTCATTGAGAACAAGTACCGTGTGGCATCAGGAGAAATTATGACAAGCAACATTGATGAAACATTTGATGTTGAAACTATGAACGGAGTTTAAAATGGTTGAAGGAATTGATTTCTGCTACATCTATCCAAAAGATGATAAAACGGCAGTTAACATTAAATTTTTGGAAGGACCTTACAAAGACACCATATTCAAATATGGAAAAGTTAAATTTAAGGAAGAAAACGAACAGGTCTATTTACTTTTTGCTTATGATGTGTTAGAATCACCAGTGAAGAAACCGGCCAAGTTGGAAAAAGATGATGACTTTAAAAACTACATTGGCGACTTATTGGTGGAAATAATGTCATCTAACATTGAACAGGAAGTAATTGATGAAACTGGAACAGACGATACTAAAGAACCTAATTTATAATGATGATTATCTACGCAAAGTATTACCATTTCTAAAGACAGATTATTTTACAGATAGAACCGATAGGACTATTTTTAATGAAATTACATCATTCACAGAATCTTACAATTCTACGCCAACGATTGAAGCAATTGTATTGGCCGTCAAAGAAAAACGAAATCTCACAAATGAGGAAGTGGAGAAGTGCGAAACTTATCTACAAGAGATTGAGAAAACTAAAGGAGAAGAATCCAAGATTCAATGGCTTGTTGACAAAACCGAAGAGTTCTGTCAAGAAAAGGCCATATACAATGCTGTACTGGCATCTATTTCTATTCTCGATGGAAAAGACAAAACTCAAGACAAAGGTGCGATTCCCAAAGTATTATCGGACGCCTTGGCGGTAGGCTTTGATAGTTCTGTTGGACATGATTATCTTGAAAACTCCGATGAACGATATGAGTTCTATCACAAGAAAGAAGAAAGAATTCCATTTGACCTTGATTACTTTAATAAGATAACCAAAGGTGGTTTACCTAAGAAAACATTGAATATTGCTCTTGCAGGAACTGGTGTTGGTAAGTCATTGTTTATGTGCCATGTTGCGGCTGGTGCCATGGTTCAAGGCAAGAATGTTTTGTATATTACTATGGAAATGGCCGAAGAAAAGATTGCTGAACGTATTGATGCTAATATGTTGAATGTCACTATTGACGACCTTATGGATTTACCGAAAGAGATGTATGATAAGAAAATTACTAAACTCCGTGAAAAGACTGTTGGCAAACTTATCATTAAAGAATATCCAACAGCGTCTGCAAGCAGCATACATTTCAGAAATCTACTCAACGAACTCAATCTTAAAAAGTCTTTTATTCCTGATATTATTTTTATTGACTATCTCAACATTTGTTGTAGTTCTAGAATTAAAGCAGGAGCCAATGTCAACTCTTATTCCTATGTTAAATCAATCGCAGAAGAATTGCGAGGTCTTGCCGTTGAGTTCGGAGTACCAATTGTTTCTGCTACACAAACCACAAGGAGTGGTTTTACAAGTTCCGACCCCGGACTTGAGGACACAAGTGAGTCTTTTGGTTTGCCAGCAACCGCTGACTTAATGTTTGCTTTAATTTCTTCCGAAGAATTGGAAGAACTTGGTCAGATTATGGTCAAGCAATTAAAGAATCGTTATAATGATCCAACATTTCATAAAAGATTTACTTTGGGTATTGACAGGTCTAAGATGAGACTGTATGATATTGAACAATCAGCACAAGAAGGTTTGGCTGATGCAGGCCATGATAAACCATTAAATACATTTGGTGACCGTGAAAGACCACAGAAAAAACAATTTACTGGATTTAAAGTATGAAGTTAGAATTTAATGATGCAGTACATTGTGCTAAAGTATTTGAAGATTACTTTGGTAACTTTGACCGTATTGATGAATATATGCGTGACCAGAAGTTGAATTCACTTTCTGAGTTGCCATCTAATCCTTTGTTTCCAATTGAAGATGAATTGTTTCAGAATTTCACAATGCATCCAAAAGATATGAATTTTGAGGTGATTGAAATTGATACTGAAACATGGACCAATCTACTAAACATTACCTCATCTCATGTAAACATTCCACCAGTTGGTCGTAATGTTAAATTGGCCGTGCGTGAAACAAACACAGGAAAGTACGTAGGATTCATTCGCCTTGGTTCACCTGTTATCAACTGTAAACCTCGTAATGATATGCTTGGACAAGTGTTTACACAGAATCCTGCATGGGGTAAACGATTCAATGATTCTGCTATGATGGGTTTTGTTATCGTACCTGCACAACCATTTGGTTATAATTACCTTGGTGGTAAACTTCTGGCTGCAATCTGTACCTCACATGAAGTCCGTGAGATTGTGAATAAGAAGTATGGTATGAATCTATGTCTGTTTGAAACTACCAGTCTCTATGGAAGTTCCAAGACTGTTTCACAGTATGATGGTATGAAACCATATATCAGATATAAAGGTCTAACTGATTCTGATTTCCTACCTATGATGCACGGCAAACCCTATTCTGATTTACGTGATTTCGTTCAAGACAAGGTTGGTCCTTTGGTTGAGGATGATGCTTCTAGTAAGAAATTAAAAATATCCATGAAGATTATATCACTTACTAAAGCAGCACTTAAAGGTACTCCTGAAGGCGGCACATTCCAAGCAACGATTGAGAAGGCTAAAGGGTTGACAGAGCAGAAAAGATATTACATCAGTGACTATGGTTTTAAGAACATGGTTGACTATGTAAACTGTAAGGCGGCCGTGCTTATTCCAGGCGAAAACTATAAAAAACACAATCTGGTAAACTTGATTGAATGGTGGAGAAATAAGGCTTGCAATCGGTATGAAACCTTATATAATGAAAACCGTTTGAGAAACGAACTAGAGGTTTGGACATCCGGAAAGGACATCCAAATTATCAGATAAATACTTTCTTTGAAGGCATTAAATGGCTTATACCTTTTTTCCAAAGACAGCAACTGAAATCAAACAGACCTTAAAGGGCGACAAAGCAAAGATTGATGAAATTATTAATGTCTTTTCTTATTTAAAATCGACCTTTAAAAAGATTGAATCTCCGATCAATATTGACCCAGCATCAATTGCAAAAATTAATGTTACTAGAGATTTACAAACTGATATCGACCTTGCAAAAATAAAAAGAGAAGCAAAAGTAAGTAAAATAACCATGAAATTTGGTTCCGGATCATCTGGCGGCCGAGGTGTTCAGAACAAAGGTAATGCTTATGAGGGTGAATTGGCTGAAGCATTGAAACAATGGTGGGATGGTAATAAAATTACAGATACAAAACTTGCACAAGCAGTTGATGATATTGTAAAATTACACAAATTGGATAAAGTTAAAAAACTAGAGGTGAAAATGGTCGGTGAATTAAATAACAAAAGACCTTTTATCTTTTCACCACAAGTTTTAATTTCATCAAAAATTCCAATAAGTGATAACAATTTGGGACCCGTTGTTACCGACATTACTTTAGTTTGCGATAAGAAAGAAATTTATCTAAGTTTAAAAACGGGTGGCACAGTTACATTTTTTAATTCTGGTATTCGTACTGTTCTTTCTCCGCAAGAAATTAAAACAGGACGTATTAAAAATAAAGAAGGATTGAAAATTTTAGATATGTTTAATATTAATGACGCTTTGTTTTGTGATATCTATAATGGAAATCTTAAAAAAGGTTACGTTGAAGATGTTTGGAAAACAATGTCATCAACACAAAAAAATGAATTGAAAAACTTTTTAATATCTGGTGTTGGCCACGGATATACCATCGTGCATAAATTAACTGGCAAAACAGAAGTGTATAATATTGATAAAAAGTACATGATAGAAGCAGCAACACCAACTTCTTGTAATGTATATTATGGAGGTAAATCAGGAACAGGTAAACGTATTGATATGGAAATTGAAACAGGTCATTACATTCTTAAATTAAACATACGTGATACACAAGGTGGTGATGGATATCCTACTCGTATGATGTGTGACTATTCTTACAAATAATTATGCCACTAACTGACTTTGATAAAATTATGAAAGAGTATCAGAATCAAGAAGATGATTTTGGTTTCTCTGCTGTATCTGAAGAAGAATACAATTCAGTAATCAACAAGACAGCTGAAACAGCTGATGATTATAAAACACGATTAGCGGAAGTGGAGAAAATGGTAATACCTTTTCTAAACAAACTACATAGTACAGGTGATAAGGAATATATCTACTGGCCTAACCGTAAACCTGCAATTGAAAAACAAATAGAAAAAATATTGAAATTAACTAGAGGTTGATTATGACTGCTACTGTGATTATACCAACTACGGGTGTTCCGGAGTTGAAAGATGCTGTTCAATCCGTACTTGAACAATCTTATGAAACAAAATGTTATGTGGTTTCTGATGGTGTAAAACACCACTCCAAAACAAGAATCATTACAGATGACTTTCTTTCCAGAAAAAATTTAGAAAGATGTTATCTACCCATCAATGTCGGTGCCAATGGATTCTATGGCCACCGAGTTTATGCTGCATTCACACACCTAATTGATACTGAATATGTTTTGTATCTAGACCAAGATTGTTGGATGGATCTAGAACATGTAGAAACATGTATCAACACAATCAAAGAAAAGAAACTTGATTGGACATATTCACTTAGAAAAATCTGTGATAAGTATGGCAACTACATTACCAATGATGATTGTGAATCACTTGGTAAATGGCAAACTTATCATGGAGTTAATCATATAGATACTAATTG